TTAGATACATTACTATAGAACATCAATGTTCTTGCAAACAGTTCTTGAAGACCATCTTTTCCATGTCCACCTTTAGGTGAGATGATAGCACGAGCCACACCAGCTGAACCATTACCACCAATAACTACATCAGCGTAAGTATACCCAGATCCTTGATTGGTCACTGTGATTTTAGTAATTCTTCCACCTTCAATAGTAGCTGTAGCACTAGCACCGATACCATCACCATTAATGCTAATTGGAGCAGTACCATAGTTATATCCAGGACTAACTACAATAATATTATTAACTGTTCCGTCAACAGTCAGCAATTCGTTGTTTGCTTGTAAACTATTAATGTTACCCAAGTTTAAATCTGGCGTGACAACAGCACCAGTTCCGTCTCCACCAACTGAAATAGTAGCAGAAGAATAACCAACACCAGAATCATCAATCTGAACACCAACTATCTGTCCGCTTTCTAAAATCGGCAATATTTTGGCTTCAGACTTTGCTGAGGCAAATGCTGCAGAGAATCCAGTTCCAGTTGTTGAAGCTACTGTTACAGTTGGGTTTCCAAAATAACCTGCTCCATATCTCAATACGCAAGTAGCTTTTGCTGCAGCACCTACATATCTTAAAGTAGCTGTGCCGTCTGTATATGTTGAACCAAGAGCAGAACCAGTTGGAGCAGTAGAACCAGTTGTCCCACCAACAGTAACTGTATATAATCTAGATGCAACGAAATACTGTTGCCCAACAGTAACTGCAGTCGAGGCAGTCCACTCAGTTCCAATTGTAACACTTGGAGCAGTCAAATAGTTATTTCCTGGATTTGTAATAACTATTTTTTTAACTTGACCTGTTGAAGAAAGAACAGCAGAACCAGCAGTGAATGTATGGTACTGTCTTATGATTTGTCCAGAAGCTGGACCAGTGGTAGTTAAATCAACTGCAGTTCCTGCTGCTGCGTTTTCAGCAGTTGTTGCCAACTTTATGCTTGTTGAACTAATCTTAATAACATAATATATCGTATTAGATGTTAGTGGATTGATATCAGTTCCACCAGAAACATAAACTACTTGGTCGCCAGTATTAAACCAGTGTGTACCGATAGTTATAACATTAGAACTAGTATTTACATTAGAAGACCCAAAAGTTTTTTCTGGTGATGAAAATGTGACTGTAGGGTTTGAATTGTATCCACTACCAACAGCAGTCATGTTAACTTCTCGAACACCACCTAATAAATTAACAGTAACTCCACCAGAACCACTAAACGAAGGAATAGCCTTTGCTGTTGTTCCGATAAATTTTAAAGCTGCAGTTCCGTTAGCCACTGTTCCACTAAAATGTGTTGGTACAACCGAAGAAGAAACACCAGCTTGCGCTACTTCGTAAATATTATCACCAGAATATAATTTATTCCCTTGATACAATTGTGCTGATGTGTTGAATGGGTTTGCATCATATGGAGCAGCAATTAAAATCGTGTCTCCATCAACATAACCACTACCAGCATTTGTACTAATAACTGATGTGAGATATAGCGGATCAGATTCTAGGTATCCATCTCCAGTAATATTGAGAGTGGCAGTATTATAACCAGTTCCTCTATTTTCAATAATTACTGTTTCAATACCACCAGAAGAATAGAATTGCTGAGTCAACGCATTGATAACTGGCATGTAACTATCAGTTAAGAATTTTGTTCTTAAAGCAATAGGGACATTATACAAATACTTCCATACATAACCATCGTTCAGAGTAATTGGTAATACTTGAGTGCCGATTGGCTTGTAGATAGACTTTGCATTATTATTATTGTCTAGACATTTGTATACATTATACTCGTCAGTTACAACATAAAACTTAGAATCTTCTAATTTCTGATATCCATTAGCCGACTTATTAATTACAGCAGCGACAACTGCGCCAGTGCCTGCACCGCCACCAGTAACTGTAACAGTAGGTGTATTGGTATATCCAGAACCTTTATTGGTCATTGTAACACCAATTAGTTCGTTATTATAAACAACTGCAGTTCCTGTAGCCTGAGTGCCTCCGACAACATTAGGAGCAGAGATAGTTATTGTTGGTAATGATGTATAATTTTGACCACCATTTGTTATAGAAATACCTTCAACCTGAGTGGAATAACGATCATCGTATATATCATAAACCAAACCAGATGTCCAGTTGATTCTAGGAACAACATAGGCTACATCTGATGGTTTAATTTCTTTTAATGTGATGATTTCATTTCTAGTATCTTTTTCATACTGAAATGAATCAATTGGATATTGTGGGGTAGTTTCATCTTCCCACGCTAAAGTCTTACCAAGAAAATAGTAATATTTTGATGTGCGAGAAATTATCTCTTTATAAAGACCTTCAGCGATGGTCTTATGTATAAGAGTTTTTAATAAGGAAGATGAATTCGCCATTTTTTATCCGAAAATTAACTTACAGTTACTACCCATGTAATTGCGATAGAATCACCAGCTTGTTTAGTAACTGATGGGAACACAGTACGGCAAAGCATAACACCTGCTGAAGAAGCATTAAAAATACCAGCTTCAGTGATTACACCAGTAGCAGATCCTGCGGGGAAAGTCGCAGTGTAAGTAATAGTATTAGTAGAAACAACAGTGTTTGTTAAAGAAACACGACCACCCTCAACACCAAGTGTAGTATCTGCAGCAACAGCAGCAGCTGAACCAGTGCCAATAGCCATGTGAGTCATAGAAACTGGTGAGTTTGTTGTTGCAGCAATTTTAGCTGCAATGTGTCGTTTGCCTTCAGTTACAACCAAGTTAGGAACTTCGAATTCCTTAATGGTTTCACCACTAGCGTTTGTGTGGACAATTTTAACCAGTCCAGTAGGTTTTACATTTTCTTGAATAATCATTTTAATCTCCTTGAGAATTGTTTATATGCTGGCGATGTCTTTTATTGTTATGACACCATTCATACCAGCATGTGCCGAACACTGATACTTGTATTCACCAGTAATTCCATATGGAATTTTCCAGTATAAAGTGCCAGAAGTTTTACCTTGAGCTGAAGAACCTGTAGTTCTAGTTCCATCAGCAGCAATATGTATCAAGCCAGTGTCATAGTTTACACCACCTGATGTTTGAATTAAAAACGGATGCGAAGATGTTACAGCAGTAAGATCGAATGCTATAGTAGTTCCACTGATAGCATAGATTGTAGGATCGTCAGCAGTTCCATATTGGTCGAATCGATATGCACTGGCTCCGTTAGCAGTTACAATCAATGTAGTTATTGCTGAAAAAGCATTAATATTTCCATTCGAGATAATTGAATACAATTCATCGAAATTGGCATTAATTTTAATAGCACCTGCTCTTATGCTATCTCCCGTTGCATCATTGGCAACTGTTCCAGTGTTAATTGTTTGTTTCGCCATTCTATTTTCCTAATTATTCGTAGCTAAAGTCCCACGCACCATATGCATCACCCATTAAAATTCCAGTATTATTATTGTCCCATGTTAAAGGACTAACTGTTATAGGGAAGAATCCATTATACTGTTTAGTTCTACTAAATGTCGCTTTATTGTATGGATTTTCTGTATATTCACTAAACAATCCATTGAACACAACATAATCTGTTACATTTTCTGTAAATCCTTCTACAACACCAATATTATACAAGATTGGAGCAACTTCAAAGTAATGTCCTTCTTCATAAGGATTTACAGCTACATAACCTTCTTCTTGATAAGTGCTAGCATTAGTGTTGTCTTGTAGATATTTAGCGAGAGTATAGACGAGCACTTCAGAAATAGCTTGACTCATATCAACTGTATCTGATAAAGACTTATTCAACTCATAAGTTAATTGATCATATAATGTTTGAGCATCTGTCACAGACTTACCAAATAACATAGTTGCAGAATCTGTAGGTGTATCTATACTGTCCTCGAAAGACTTACCTGTTAGTAAGGCAGCTTCATCTGCAATAGTTGCTTCGTCCGCTAGAGATTTTATGAAATTCCAAGTTGGTGCGTCTGTTATGACTGCGGAATCATATAAAGGTTTTTCCATATGCCAGACGAATGAGCTGTCGTTTATAAGAACAGATTCTTTTAAAGAAAGACCCAATGTCTTTACTAAAGATTCTAGTTCTACTGAAATATCAAATTCGTTGTTGATATCAAATTCACCGAATAAAGCAGTACCCGCTGGGTGAACCATTGTTTTTACAGCAGCTGTATATGAAGCCAGTCTTTCGTCAATTCTTAATACATAAGAAAAGGCTTGATAGTATCTGCTATCTTGAATAAACATAGCATCAGAAATGAATCCATCATTGGAAGAATAGTATCCTGGATATTTCGCTAATGCACCTAGTTTAATTTTAAGAATTGCAGGGGTTTCCAGATCGACAATTAAACCACCCAAACCTTCCGCTGCAAACTCACGAAGAATAGCACCAACATATGATCCATCCCAATATGTTGAAGTGGTATAATCTACTTTGTTGATGTAACCTTGTTCAGCAAAACCTTTTGTGTTTTCTTTTATGGTTACTGCACCAGTACCAACTGTTACATCAGCGAGGTTAGATAAATTGACTAACTGTTCTTGTAACTTAGATGTGTAGTCCCTAGCTGAACTAATGCTGAGCGTAAAATCAGTACCATATCCTATACCGAATTTAATAAACTGAGCAGAAAGAATAGCACCATTTGTTTTATCGATTCTTGTAATCTTTACAATAGATCGAACACCAGCACCATTCTTCAATTCAAAGAGCTGACCTTCACTAAAGCCAGTTCCTCTTTGAAGAATTTCTAAATTTGCAGTTGTTGCTACAATAGTTCCTGCGAAAATCTCTTTGTATCTAATCTGATCGCCAACTTCAATATCACCGAAATACTTGCGGTCAATAAAAATTTCATAGACATCTGAAGATAATTGAACTACATCTCGTACTTCAATTTCAACATACTGACGACGATCGATAAGAACTCTGATAACACGATTTGGTTTAATAACATCAACCAATTTGCCGTCAATTAAAGATGGGTCACCAAGACTTACCTTAACGAACATGGAAATTTCTTGTTGCCAGCGACCATCAGAAGCACGAAGCATCTGACGATTTGGATACTGAACTTGAACTGGTTTGTTATAGAGTAATCTGAATAGAAGTTTGAAAGAACCTTCAGAACCTTTTGCTAGGTACTGGTCTTTAATATGCTGCAGTAAAAATTTCTCATCAACTGAAATGTCTTGCGGTAAATTTACAGCTAGTTCTTTTTTAAAGTACTGTATAAAATTATCAAGAGTTTCATCTAAATCTCTTACGCTTCTTAGGTCTACCCCTTGTTGATCTAGATACTCATAGTATGCTTCAACAAATGCAACAAATGTGGGATAATCAGCCCTGACGAATTCAGGGACTTGATTTGGAATAAGACTAGATGTTAATGTTCTCATTATGCTCTGCTAGGAGTAAATTGATAATTGTAACCAGCACCAAGATCTCCGCTAGCAGTTCTATCTGCGATGATATCTACAGTCATATGGTCACGAGCAATTTCTGCAATCTGATTTAACGCAGAAACCACATCGTTGGCTTGAGGTTTCATAGAAATTTCAAAGTCAATATCAGCAAGGTCTGTGATATGTAAATTACTAATAACTAGATAACCCGTATCATAGTCTACTGTTCCAATACTTGGATTTACGATATTCTTTTGATAGTTTGTATCTAATGTATACAAACGAAGACTTCCTTGTCCATCATCATCAAGGTAGTGAATTAAATCACTACCCTTAATGTAGAAACCGCTAGAGTAGATAGCACCTTCTGCTATACCAGAGTTGTATAATGGATTGATAACATTTAGAATATACTGTGCGCTGACATTATATTTTACAATCTGTTTTCTTCGAATCACAACTGTAACAGTACAGTTAGTCAAAGATGGATCTGAAGTATCAATTAAACGAGTTAATTTAGAATGACGGAATATACCTTCGAATTTTTTGAGGTCTTTATCATCATAGTCAAATATAGCGTTAGTTATAATTGTTTTTAGATCATTAGGAGTCTTTGTTGTTTCTCCTGGATTATAGTATGCAGTAACATGAAGACCAATATTTAAATATTCTGGATCAACGATTTCTGGAGTAACAGAAACCATATTTTTGTTTTCTAAAATACTGGATAGAATATAATTTTTCTCTAAAGTGGTTAACTTGCTAGCTTCAGTTGGACGAATGCAAATATAAACTTTACCATATGTGGCAGGAGCATTTTTCTCTCCACCCCAAACAGAAACTGAAGATGCTTGCGGAAAGTTTGCTAAGATAAGTGCTTTATAATCTTCTGGTGTTACTGCTCTATTTTGAGCAGCATACATTCTTGGTGCGTTATACTTAATGCTATCTAAATTCTCTGGAGCACCACCACCATAGGCTACAACTTTATTAGAAACATTTATAGAACCACCCAATAAAGAAGATCCTGTATAGTTGAATAGTCGTGCACCATTAGCACCATCCATACCAGAAACGAAGTAGTCTACAGTTACGATATTACCATTAGCCAATTTTTTACCAAGGATGTCGTCACCGAAAGAAATTTCGTGAAGTCCACCTTCAACTTCTTTTAAGAAGAATATTTTACTAGTTCCCAATAGACCAACGATGTTATTAGAATATGTGTATGTTTCAAATGTTCCAGAAGTTGATGCTTCTTGAACACGAACACGAATAGTATCTGTATCTACATTTGGGTTTGGGATAACATACTTACCACCACTAGTAACTGTAAATTTGTACTGAAGCGGAGTTCCTTCTAATAATTCAACTCCAGAAAACACATATCCGTTTACACCAGCTGCAACAGTATAAGCTGCAGTGTTAAAAAATGTATAGTTGATTCCATCAACAGTTGTTTCGAATTGTTGATATGCTGGTAAAGTAACAACAGTTGGATTTGAAGTAGGGCTTATAATTCTAACATCAACAATCGCTTTAGCACACTTTGCTGATCGTGGCATATATCCAAGAGTCTTCGCTAAAGAAACAATAGATGATCTTTTGCTAGCTGAATCTAAAAACGATTCATTTACAGCAAGGTTGGTGTACAAATTATTGTAGTGAGTATTATACGCAAGAACATCCAACAACATAGAGAGTCCAGCACCTTCAAAATCATAATCTTTGAATTCATCCTGACCTCTAAAATAATCTTTTAGATTGTCTTTGATCTTATCGAAATCTAGTTCTGCTACATTAATTCTATTGTTTAGGGTAGACATTATCGTGTTCTCTCTAGTGCAAGCTCAATAGTTTGAGCTGTTTGAGTATTTAAAATTCTGAAATCTATTGTAACATTAACCCTGTTATTATCTCCGTCCACATCAACCTGAACATCGGTTAAGTTGACTCTTGGTTCAAAGTTTTCAATAGTATTTCTAATTGTTTTTTCAAGAACAGCTTTTAATAATGGAGTAGCTGGTTCGAATAACAAAGCATTAACTTGAGAACCTATCTCTGGATGAAATGGTCTTTCGTAGTTATTTGTTAAGATTAAATTTTTAACTGCAGTTTTGATAGCCTGTTCGTCATACTTTTTAACAAGATCCGCTCCATAAGAATACTTGTAGGCTTGACCGCTAAAGTTAGCATTAGCATTATGATATAAAACTAATGTAGTATCGTTTGTAATACTCTTAACTTTTCCAATAAAGGTTGTTCCTATGAATAGGTTTCTTTCAACCATATTATAGGTAGAAAAGGTTGTTCTAGTTCCAGTAACTATGGCACTGGTTGTTGAACATGACAGCAAGCCTATTCCATCATTCTTTACCAAGTAAATTGGAGCAGGAACGAAGTTTAGGTCGATATCAGAAAAGGTTCTTGTGTTTCTAGCCATTTTATTATTTATAATGTTATCCAGCAAAGCCAGAGCCTAATCCTGGACCACATTCGTCTCCGTCTGCTATTGGATCGCCAGTTCTAGCAACAGCCTTACCTTCAAAAAACATAGTAGAAGATCCTGCTATAATTTCTCGTTGAGAGGCTGAGTGGGTAGCTAATCCTACTGTATGTGATTGAAATTGGTCTCCAACTAAAGCGATTAGTTGTCCACCCCAATATGTTTTGGTTGCTTGATTCTTAAATGTGAGTGGAGTTGGATCTCCTCCATCTTTACCTACACTCATATCACCTTTACGAAGAATATTTGGCATTATGTTTTGCTCGGTCTAAAAATTCCAACCAAAGATCCATCTCCTGGAATAGAGTATCCACCCTTCCAAGATTGGTTTACCGTTCCACCGCTAGGGTTATTTGCTGCTTTATCAGCTTGATTTCCACCAACGAATGTTAACTTTCCATTAGTATTAGTATAAACGAAGTTGACATGTCCGAAACTCCAAAGAGCAATATCTCCAGGTTCAGCTTGTCTCATGTCTGCTATCTTTGTAGCACCCCACTGAGATGTTTCACTAGCAATTGCTCTTGCTCCTGCAGACTGTCTATAACGATATCCACATTGTTTCAGAGTCCAGTTTACAAAACCCATACACCAAGCAGTTTGGTCAGTTAACCATATTCCAGATTTAGGGAATCCGATGTCAGCCCAAATTCGAATGATGTTCTGGTTTGATGCAGCACCACCCATGCCTGTTTCACTCCAATAACGACTTTGTTCTTGCAGCTGTAATTGTTTAGTTAAGAATGCATAGATGTCAGAAGAGCCAGCACCAGAAATTAAACTAGGTGCATCGCCAGAATCTTTCGGTGTTCCAGCAAAGTTTTCTTTAACACCACCAGCTGCAGCTTGAGGGTTTTTATATTTGTCAGGATTAGTAATGTAATCATTAACTAGTGCGCTGTTTTCTTCTTCAATAGCATACTTCAACTGAACTGGTGGAGATGGTCTCACTGGAGTAGCCAAAGGTTCACCGAATTGATTTAATTTTCCACTAGTGAACTCTGGAGGAGTCAGTTCTACTGCCCCTGCTTCTACTGCTGGTGCAGCAGCAGCTGCACCTGATTGTCCTTGGAATTGAGCACCATCAACATTAACATTACCACCTGCTAGTATATGTTGCGCTCCACCAGCGTCGCTATAAACATCCGAGCCAGCTGCAATTCCAGCATTATCTGCAGCAGTTACCGCAAAGGATGCACCAGCATTAACTGTAAAGGATTCTGCAGACTCAAATCCAATAGCTGCACCAGCTTTCATATTGATAGAACCACCAGCAGAAACAGAAATGTCTCCACCAACTGCAATATCTAAATCTCCACCAACTCCAAGGAATGCGTTATTGTTTAGATTGATATTTGCTTCACCATCTACTTGAATGTCAGCTGTACCCTGCACTAAAATGTTTACAGAGTTTCCTACTGTGAGGTTACACTTACCTTGAATATAAATTGCACCATTTCTATCAATGATCGTATATCCATCGCCAACTATTCTATTAACTTGAGTTCCATTTCCATCGATATCGATAAAAGAACCAGTCTTGTGGTATAAACTCACATTTTCGTTTTGAGGAGTATCGTCCATAACAAATAGATGACCTGATTCAGATTCAAACACTTTGTTATACGGATACATACCACCATAAGGTGCTAGTGGTTGTTCCCAAGTATCACCACCATTAGCAGCAGGAATAGATTTTACTCTTGTTGAGTCTTTAAAATCTATCGCAGTTTCTTTAATAACACCACGAGCCAGACGATTGGTATCTGGTTCATCCACTAAATTTCTAAGAGGATACTTGCCCTTTGGATCTCTGAATCCTAAAATATTAGAATCAGAACGATCCTCCAATAGTGCAGCTTGTTTTGATGGAGGTAAATCTTTTACTTCATCTTGTGTATAAGTCTTTTGATCATCAGCTGCAGGTTTATTTGTTGGCTCAGATCCAACTGAAGCACCTAAGAAATACTCATAGTACTTTTTCTTCTTAGCATAACCAGTTCCATTGGCATCAGCACCTGTTCTTTTGAGAGCAGCTGAGAAGTATGATGGATCGTTTTGATCAGCTTTAACATTGAGAGCATAGAATGCAGCAGTCGCCAATGCAGCTGTCTTTGGATCAGATATCAGCGACTCAGGTTTATTCATGATGTCAACAATAATACCTTTTGATTTAAGGTAATTTTGTAATTGAAGATAAAGAGATTTACCAGTTATCTGATTGAAACCACGACCATAATACTTGGCTCCGTCATCTGGATCTTTATGTCCCAGTAAAGAACCATTACCTGATGGTGAATATATTTTTCTAAAGAAATCTGCTTTAGATCCTGACCATTTAGTATATGCTTGAGCTTCTGAAGCACCACCTGGAAAAGTTCTTTTAAAAATCTTAGCAAGAGAATCTGCGTTACTGTAGTAAGATCCTTCTTCAATAGCCAACCATCCAGATTCTCCACCACAAATACCAAGAATCGCACATTTAGCATATTTACTTTTTAATCCAACTTGATCACAAGCATCAATAAGATATTGAATGTTTGTTTTTGCAAGAGAAGGGTTTGATGTTGAGGATGGTGGTGGAGTTGTTGGTATATCTTGTTTTAATGCAGCATCTGATGGTTTATTTGTATCTTTTTGCTCTGTTAGATTTGGAGTTGAGCTTGCACTAGAAGTTGTAGCTGATGAAGGAGGTTTTGCTTGAGACTCTGTAGTGCCAACTTGAACAGGAGAACCATCTCCTGTAGTTACAGGTGATCCAGAAGAATCTGTTAAAACACCACCATCAGTCGCAACCATATCTCCATCAGATTCTTCAATAGCAATTGCTGCTGCTTTACTCTGAGGAATTCCTGGAAGTGTTCCAAGCATTAATGGTTGTTGTTGATCATCATCAGTAAATATGATGGCAACCCATGTGCCTGTTACTGGACCAACTGGAGTCCATCCAATACCATTCATTGAAGCTGAAGTAGTTGGAGCCAGTGGATGAGCCCATGGAAGATCTTTTGTTGGTAGCCTTGCTTTATCTTCTGTATGTAAACCAACTATACGAACTTGGCAACGACCAATCTTTAATGGGTCTTCTCTATTTTCAACTACACCTGTGAATATTTTCATTATGCTTTACCTGTCTGCAAATCAAATATCAAACTATCTTTAATCAATTCCATATGACATTCATGTTTCTCTTTATTGATTGAATGATTTATAGCTGATATGAGATAGTTACCGCTATACATTTTATCTTCTGTTTGTTCTGGAGTATCTGAAGAAGCTGTTGGGCTAGGTGAAGTTATGTTTAACTTAACAACTTGTCCTACAGTATAATCTGTTCTTCCATTAACTTTCACATGAACTTTAAATGCCTCAGCTTGTTTCATTCTTGATGTTCTATCTTGTAGAACTCTAATATTAGAAACATCACCAAAGCCACTGAACACTTGGTTTGCTGTTTCAATATTAAATATTGCAGAATTTACTCTTGCAGCCACATCAGGTGTTGTGATTGGGAACTTGTTTAATCTTGTCTCAGTGCCTTCGTTGAACTTAGACAAGTAATCATAGTTGACAGTTTTATATCTCTTAGTAGTCATGTCATGACTAATTAACTTAGAAGCATATGTTCCAGAATTAACTCTATCGATAATATCAAAACCATGAGGGACACCAAACTCTAAAAGTTTAGAAAAGTCTTCGTCAATGTTTCTTGAAGAACCACCTGCAGAACTAATTTCTCCATTGGCAGTTCCGTTATTAAATGTTTGAGATGGTTTCTGTTCATTCAAGTAATCTAATGAAACAAAATTAAACCCTTGTCTATTTTCGAAGAAACAGTAGGTAGAACTACCATTGCCGTTAGATGCTTGTTTGGTTAAGTAGTTAATATTTTGAATAACAGACCAGTAGTTAGAAACATATTTTGTAGCACTCTTTGTATCTTCTAACAGCAAAGGTTTATCTGTTCCTAGCATCTTTGTGTCTTTAACTAGTGTTCCAACAATATCAGAAATCTTTCCTTCAAACGATCTACTTAACTTAACATTCAAATCATTGACAGCTTCTGCTGAAATGAAATGCAATTGATAGATTACGCTTTTCTCTCCAACATTTTCTCGTTCACTCATTTTGTAGATAAAATATCTACCCTGAATAATTCCATCATCACCCATTCCTTTATCTAATGTTGGACTGAATAACTTAATGTCCAAATATTCTTCACCAACAAATGGAAGCATATTAATCAGATCAAGAGAATCCTGAACAACAATAGATCCAGTCGTAAATGGGCTGAACATGTCCTCATAGATTTCTATTGCTTTAACTTGATTGGTGATACTGAATGAAGTGTTCTTATATAAAGAAACAACTTCTATCTTATCTACATTTATATCACCAGCGACCCTTAGTTGGTCTGAGGATATTTCTCTTTGTTCTTCAGCCATTATTCAAACATTTTACTATATTGTTTAAGTACAAAATCTAGTTGAGGTTTTGATATCAACTTAATTCTTCGTTTAGCTTCGTTCAATCTTTCTTCATGTTGAAAATTAGAAACTGGATATGCGTCTACATGATCTGAATTTACAATATACACATTGTCATTATTGTTTACATAAATCCATTCGTAGTGATGTGTAGCATACTCATTGCCTGCGCCATATAAATCAGTAACTCGTTTAGAAAGAGCAGTATAATCTAATGGGAAGTCTTCACGATAATCGAATCTCTCATTAGCTAACATGATGATCCAATGATAGTTTGAATTACCATATACTTTAGCTGCAATTATCTCTGGAGTTTCTCCATCAATAATATCGTACTCGTCGTAAGAGGTAATGTTCTGTAAAACTTCTTTAATAAAACGAACATTGACTGTTATGTCTTTTAGAATTTTTAAGTGAGGTGCACCATTTATCTGAAACTCATAATAGATCTTGGGTATCTTCTCGAAATACATTTTAGAATCCGTCCTCGATTTGTTGTTTTGTAAGGATAGCCAATTCTTTAAATGTTAGTTGCACATTGATCTGTGTTGGCATTCCGTCATCGAAAGTATTAAACATTGCGTTTGGTGTATAGTTCACCGACATCTCTGTCAAAACGCAAGAAGTGTGACGATGAAGATTCATATTCTCAACACCATTATTATAGTAGAAC